AATTTGAGCATTACTAGTTTGTCCTTTTGGTCCCCCACCTTTGTTCTGTTTTTGAACAAAAGGAGAGTAAACTACAGCAGCATCTGATGATACCTGTAAGTTTGGAAAAGGATTTTTTTGGGGTACAATAGTAACCTTAGTTTTTTTAAAGTTCATTTTCTTGCCTTTCCATATCCACGTTTAGCTAGTCTACCTGCCTTCTTACCTTTGACAGCGCCACCTTTTTTAAAAGAAGTTCTTGTATTTATAATAGATCCTTCTCTTGAACCTCTTGCCATACCCCCTCTTTTCTTTTTAATGACACCTCTACCAATAAGAATATCTTTCATTGTTGTTTTACCATCTCCCGATAGATCAGGAAAACCACCATCTTTTAAATTTACTATGTTTCCTTTACCACCTTTGCCAGGATTTTTTGTTTTCTTTTTGTCAGGTTTTGGTTTTCCCTCTTTAATTCTTTGTTCTATTTTAAGTTCTAATAAACCTGCTTTTTTGTCTTCAACTTCTTGTTTTTTAATTCTATTTGCTGAGTCAAGTATTTCTTTTGAAGTAGCTTTAACCATAATAATTAATGTATAGTCGGTTTTATGAAATTTATCAAGTCTCTTGAGTTATGTTCTAGAATATCATCCGCTTGATTCTCTGGTAAATTTTTATAATACAGTATTTTAGCCACTGCCATCATAGCTCCTGCCAAAAGTATGTTGTCTTCTTCTGATTTTGTAGATTTTTCCACAATAGTCATGAGACCATTATAATAATCTTGCAATTTTTCTGTTGGATCTTGCATAATACATAGTTAAGATCTTTCACCTAACTTTGCAAGTGATATTCCTTCACGAATAGTTGCATGTTTGTCGGCATTATCTATCTTTTCTTGGTTTTGTAGTGCAGAAACTGCAGCTTTTTGTTCTTCAAGTGCCTGTTTTTCACCATCTTTTTGTGCACGAAGCTCTAATTCCTCTGCACGTAACCCTAATTCTTGTTCTTTTAGTGTAACAAGCGGATCTTTTGTCATTCCCTCTAAGTATTCTTGCTCTTCTGCTACCATTTCATCTGTTAATTCACGTATTCTTTGTGCAATTTCGCTTTCATTTTGTATTTGAAACTGTTGCATGAGCTCTGGTGGTAGTTGTCCACCAAATTGCATAGCTTGTTCTTTCATAATTGGTTCATTTTTAGCAGTAACTTCTATTCTTGCTTTGAAACTTATGTGTTGAGAGATATGTGACTGTAATAATGCCATGATGTTTGGTGTATTTTTAACCAAATATGACGACATAAAGGCACGATGTGTTTCAATGTGTGCTTCATGATTTTGTTCTTGAAACGCTTGTAAAGGTTTTTGTAATAATACAGCCGAGTTTTCCATTCCCGGATCCATCGGCTGTGGTTGTGGTGGGGGAGGAAGTAACTGTTCAACTTGTTGCACGCCCATTGCTTGATACATTCTTCTATAAGCTTCATACAAATTATGTATTTGTGGATTTGATTGTGCGAGTTGTAATTGTGTTTGAGCCAACGTAACACGTTGTGCCATTGAAAATATATTTGGATCACTGACTGGTATAATATCAACACGATTATCAAAGTCAGCCTGTTTTATAGTTTGGTTTCCACCAGCTACCATGTATGGATATTCTGCTGGTAAAGCTTCTGAAATAATTCTTGCTAATATTCTAAATTCTTTTTTCTGTGCGTAGTGTAATCTTTTGTGAATAGCACTCATGACTTTTGAGCCTTGCTCTAGTAAAGCCATTGTTGTACCAACTGGATTTGCTTGTGAGCCTTCTCCTAGTTTTTGATCAGCGATAGCAGCAAATCTTCTACCAGCATCAACAACAAAACCAAGTAATGCAAATAAAGTTTGATCTGGTCCTTTGTATGGTAGTGGTAATAAACCTGCACGTAAATCTCCTGATGGTGCATCAACATCTCTAAATTCACCTGGCTGTAATGGATTATCATCATCACGAATACGAAGACCTCTCGCCTTAAATCCTGCTGGTAAATTTGATAATGTTCCTGCATCAATTAATTGTCTAAGTGCAGATGTAGCTGTTCTAGACAGACCACCTAACATGTGTATTAAACCGAAGCCGTAAAATCCTAAACCCGGTAAAAACTTGTAATGAACAAAATATTGTATTTTTCTTTTTGTTGGATCATCTTGTTTATAGTTTCTATAGATAGATAAAATCTTTCCAGTGCCTTCTTCAATTGTCACAATATATGGAACTTTAATTCCATCTGGATCTTCAAAGCCTTTGATATCTAAATCACAGTGTAATTCTAAAATATTATATATTTCAGCGTTGTTTGGTTTATCAATACCTTGTATGTCATTATACTTTTCTTGTGTTTTTGTTTCTTCATCGTATGGGTCTAGTAACTCAATATCTCTGTAGAGTCCTGCAACTTGAGCCTTTCGTATGTCATTCTTTGTCATTTTAACAACATGTGTAACTCTTTCTGCTGTGTCTAAATCTGTTGACAGATACGGAACAACTAACTCTTCTGCTGGTATAAATTTTGAAACAGGTCTTGCTAAATCACCATCGTAGTAAACTTTTTTAAAACTTGAACCTGCTAATGGTAAGTAAAATAATAATTGATCCATGTCTGGATCATAATCTTCCATTTCATCTGTAATTAAATAATTCATGTAATCTTTAACACGTTGTGATTGTGCTTCGATTTCTGGTGTTATATCACCAACAATGTTACATTTTACGGGGCCACCTGCTGGTAATAATTCTTTATAGGCTTGTGATTGAAATTGTGTAACACTCTCGGCTAATAGTGGGTGTGTCACGCCACTCGCTCCTTGGAACGGCTGAGAGCGGTCGTTATATTTAAAACCAAGAAGGTCTAGACCTTTGGTGTATGAGTCTATGTAATCCGATCGTGACTCTTTATCATCTTCATATTGTTGTCTTAACTCACTTGATAGATTATTTAACTCATCTTCGTCTAGAGCTTCTGCTAAATTTGATGCAAAGTCAACAGCAACTTGCTCTTGATCTTCTCCGATAATTGCACTACCATCTTCGAGCTCTGTAACTTCTCCTACAGGCTCTGCTATTTCAACGTCAAGTGGGGCATCATTTTCAATCGTACCCGGATCTGGATTAATTCTTTTTTCTACAACCATTATTTAATTACTTTCCCAAACCCTCTGAGAGCTGCACCACCAGAAGAAAACTTCTTGATTATGCCACCATGTTTCTTTTTTCTTGTTTCTGTGATTTGATTATCTCCCGCAGAGGGTTGATAACCTTTTTTGTTACTTCCATCGAGATATGCTTCAGGAGCACTTGCTCTAAACTTAGCATCATCTGGAGAAAATGATTGTTGTTCAATTACAGCAAATAAGCCTGGTAAATCTCCTGTATATTTAGTGCCAGATAAACCAGCGACCCCAACCTCTTTCATAGATTTTGCAGCATCTTTTCTATCTTTGATACTTTTCTTTTTATTTTTCTTTTTACTCATGTTATCAACGTTTTCTTTTGTTTTTTCTGTAGCATAGCAGAAAATCCTTTTGGTTGCACGAACTTATAATACTTTGATTTAGGATTTACAAACGACGCTGGTGTCTTTTCCTTCTTTGTTTTCTTTTTCTTCGATCCTTGGACCGTGAAACCCTTTACAAAACTCATCAATAATACTCCTTTGAGTGAGGTATCATTGTTATTGGTGGATCCTCATAATCCTCCGGGTGTACAGCTAATCCAACCTGACGGTAGCGCATCAATGCTTGTGTCGTGCTATCCACCAAGTCATCGTTGTCTCCATAAGGAAAAGCGGCACACTCTTCAATGACCTCTTCTGCCCACTTCTCATCTGGAGCCCAGACCTGACCAGACTCAAATAAAGGTGAAACAGAATTTACTCTGACATGCTTATCATTTCCTTTGCTCGGTGTAAAGTTAACAACGGGAATACCTACACGACGTAACTCGTGTGTAAGAGGCGTTCCACTTGCTTTCTGCTCCACGATCACCGTCTCGGGTTCCCAGTATTTATATTCTTCCATCGCAATACGTTTTAAATCAGGGAAGTCCCACCGTCCCTTCTTCATGTCCAACAAAATTATATTAGGCGTAATATCATTATGCAAGAATACACCCCACGTTGTAATCGCCGAATAATCCGCCGTTTCTTTTTTACTATAGGCCGTATCGTAGCTTTGAATGATATGTTGTAATTTAGGTGGTTGGTCCTTGTCCCAAACATTCCACCACTCTCTTTTGATAATGGAACCTTCTTCTGACGTAGGATTCTGTTGCCACTGTGCGTTCCACTTAGCTAATGACAATGATGCTTTGACCGACTCCAACTCTTCTAGTTTCCAGTATTGTGGCCATATCGGTTTATCTTCTAAGATTGCTGGAAAATCAATTATCTCCCACTGATCTGCTTTAACATCCTTTTGTGCCTTGACTAGTTGACCTGTCAAATCTTTTGTTGACCATCTGGTCATGACTACCACAATAGAGCCTCCTGGTTGTAGACGTTGTCTTGGACCAGACGTGTACCACTCGTAAGCTGACTCCATTGCTGTCTCGGACAATGCGTCTTGCTCGGAGTGTGGATCGTCAATCACGAGTAAATCTGCACCACGCCCGGTTATCGCTCCACCGACACCTGCTGCAAAGTATTCTCCGCCTTTGTTTGTTTCCCAACGACCCGCTGCTTTTGAATCTTGTGATAATTTTATATCTTCGAATACATCGGTGTAACCTGCTTCTTCCATGAGGTTACGAACCTTTCTACCAAAACGGTACGATAGTTCTGCTGTGTGTGTTGTTTGAATAATCTTTAATTTAGGATCACGGCCCATCATCCACGCCGGAAATAAAAAAGATGCAAATTCTGATTTTGTATGTCTGGGTGGCATATTTACAATTAATCGTTTTATACGCCCCTCGGCTATGTCTTCAAACTTCTTTGCTATTTGTACGTGATGGGGTCCTTCTACAAACTCTGGCCATACTTGTTTTACAAATTTTAAAAAATTAGTTTGTGCTAATGATTTTAACTCAAAAGTTTTTTTACGTAATAATAATTTCTTTTGTAGTAATTCTAATTCAGTTGGATTTAAATTATCAAAATTTACTACACGCTTAAACGCTTCAGTATCTTGCATCAGAACTTTATACCATAGAAACTGTTTATGTAAAACTTACTATATATACATATATACACACACCCGCGGCTAAATTTAGGGGGCGGGGGGTTGCAAAAAACCAGGATCGCAAAAACCAGGAAAAACAATTCTTTTTTGTAGTGTGAATATTTTCACGATTTTCTGAAAATATTGTCTTGAATAAATCCCATTAATTCTTATATTAATCTTATCAAATAAACTAATGAGGTGTTATTATGTTTGATAAAAATATACTTAAAACAATTCTATCTAATGAGATTGTTTCAATTAGTTTTAAAAAAGCTAATGGAAAAGATCGTAAGATAGTTTGTAGAATACCCACCAATCAGAAATTTTTTTCTGGTGGTGAATTAAAAGGTAATAGAGATCACTTGTTAGAAGTGATCGATCTTACTCTTTTAAAAAAGAATAAAGATAATCCAAGATTAGCTTGGCGATCTGTTAACCTTAATACTATTTTTAGTTTTAGAATGCGAGGTAAAGAATGGGTAAAGTAAAAACTTTATTTCAAGAAAATAAAGACAAGGCTTTTGATAAAGCTGAATTAATTATCATGGATCTTATTAGGGAAGAATGGGATGAATATCCGGATGAAGTCGCTAATAGGGTAATTGATATTTTCAAAAAAGATCATCAAGACTTAACTATTGGTTTTTATGATGAGGATGATTTATCTTATTATGTTAGTGAAGAATGTAATAGTTATGCTGATCACTTGCGTTCAAAATATGCTGATTATAGTGAAGAACTCGATCATGAAGAATAGACTAATAAAAGTATTAATGCAAACCGGATCGCTCTGGTTTGCATTTTGTTTAATTGTCTTTATACTTGGATTGATGTTACCACACTATTTATAATCTAAAGGAGAGTTATGGAACAGATACTATTAAATAAAATTAAGATCCTAGAGCTCCAGCTAAGCAAGACTCAGGACGCATGGATGCAACAGATATGGCAAGACCATATCAAACAGCTAATTCACAAGGTATCAAGATTAAAAAAATGAAAGATACAGGGGGCTTTACGCCCCCTAGTTTTTACCACGAACAAGAATACTGCACAGTTTCCCCTTTTTCTAACATGGCTTTACACCAGTCGATTGCTTCTTTGTCATATT